GGCTGCGATCAAATCCAGTTAATAAGAAATGGTAAGAAAACAAATGTGTCTACCATGCTAATTCTTGGCGTTTAGGCTGGCCTTTCCTTATTCTTTCTGGCTTAATTGTCCTACCATAAACAAGGAGGCAACGCAATGAACATCGAAAAAGCACAGAAAGACTTCAATAAGCTCATAGAAGAAAACGGCTTCACCGTCGCATACCAGACCAAGGATACCGGCATCACCGTATACCATAGAATCTGGACTCGCAAGGTGGAGGTCGCATGGTACGGTGAGATGGAAGAAACGCTGGAAGCGAGAATAATGCTCAGCGAAAAATACCCGCTGGTAAGCATCAAGCGCAATGGCCGCCAAGACCCCAAGTTCATCAGAGACTACACCAGCCCCAAGAGAGCGATGAACGCCATCCGACAGAGCGTGACCTTCGCAGGCTTCGAGTGGTAAGGAGGGCATGAACATGTGGAAAGAAGGAAGCATCAGAGTCGGCAGCAGCATCTTCCACTACTGGATGAAGCAGTTTGATGAAGTCTCACAGTACGGTATCGAGGGTGGCAGGATCAGCAAACTGACCTTGAAGCGTGACGGCAAAATCGTGGTCAACTATGACCGGGGCTGGGATGTACATCCCGAAGACCCTGAAACGCAGTTGGCCATGGAAATCCTGCTGCACACTGAAAACTGGTAAGGGAGGCAGCAGGATGAAAAAACTTGAATTCTACATGACCGCAGGCATCGCAAATGATATGGACAATGATTCCGGCTTTGCATGTGAGATAGGCACCCTTATTCATCGTTACATCTGCAATGACTGGGGAGAGCTGTGCAGCGACGATTACTTCATGAACAAAAGGGCTATGGAGGAAGGCGGCAGAATACTTGCCGTATACACCACCAGCAAAGGCCGCGTCTACATCATAACCGATGACACTCAGGCAGACCCCAAGATAACCACCATACTCTATGCCGATGAATACTAAGGAGGTCAGCATGAAAACCAAGCCCATCGTCGAATATGACCCCTATGGCCACAGCGGAAACATCTATTGGATTCTGGGTGAAGTCAGCAAGATTATGCGCAAGCAGCGACGATATACTGACTTCAACAATCTAAGGGACAAAGTCTTCGAAGCTCAAAGCTATGAGGAAGCACTGGAGATTCTCGGTGAGGAGGTTACCTTGAAAAGGAAAAAGAGATAAGCACATATCGGCGGCAGCGCAAGGCGCTGTCGTTTTTTGCATCAAGGAGGATATAGGTGGAAGAGAGTAAGATCATAGTTCCAGAACGAAAGATCATTACCAATCCATCCCTCGCAGATAGAGCAGTTGCATTTATCAACGCGCTCAAGCACACCAAGGGTGAATGGCATGGCAAGAACTTCGTCTTGCTTCCTTGGCAGGAAACAATCATCCGAGATGTGTTCGGTACCGTAAAGGAAAATGGATACCGGCAATATAATACGGCGTACATTGAAATTCCTAAAAAACAGGGTAAGAGCGAACTGGCTGCGGCAGTTGCTTTGTACCTTCTCGCGGGTGACGGTGAATGGGGCGCAGAAGTCTATGGCTGTGCTGCAGACCGGCAGCAGGCGTCCATTGTTTTTGATGTAGCGTGTCAGATGGTGGAACAGTGTCCCGCCCTGAAAAAGCGTATAAAACCAGTCCTTTCACAGAAACGATTGGTTTACACTCCGCTCAACAGCTTTTATCAAGTACTGTCGGCAGAAAGCTACACCAAGCATGGTCTGAACGTACATGGCGTTGTATTTGATGAACTTCATGCCCAGCCAAACCGCCTGCTTTACGATGTAATGACCCACGGCTCTGGCGATGCCAGAAAGCAGCCTCTATTCTTTCTTATTACAACCGCAGGAACTGACCGCAACAGCATTTGCTGGGAGGTGCACCAGAAAGCAAAGGATATCATGGAAGGCCGAAAACATGACCCAACTTTCTATCCTGTTATTTACGGCATCGAAGATGATGACGACTGGTCAGATGAGCAGGTATGGTATAAAGCCAACCCTTCACTGGATGTGACTGTGGACGTGGATAAGCTGAGAGCAGCCTACAACAGCGCAAAGGAGAATCCGGCTGAAGAAAACCTGTTCAGACAGCTTCGACTTAACCAGTGGGTTAAACAGTCAGTTCGATGGATGCCAATGGATGCATGGGATAAATGCAACAGCCCAGTGGATCCCAAAGCGCTTGTGGGCAGAGAGTGTTATGCCGGTCTTGACCTGTCCAGCAGCACAGATATTACCGCGTTTGTACTGGTATTCCCGCCGAGGAACGACGATGAAAAATACATTATTCTCCCGTACTTCTGGGTACCGGAGGATACCTTGGCATTACGCGTTCGTCGAGATCACGTTCCCTACGATGTTTGGGAGAAACAAGGCTCGATCATGACCACAGAGGGAAATGTAATCCACTATGGTTATATTGAGGACTTCATTGAAAACCTTGGCACAAAGTACAATATCCGCGAGATTGCCTATGACCGCTGGGGCGCAGTTCAAATGAGCCAAAACCTTGAAGGAATGGGATTTACCATCGTCCCGTTTGGCCAAGGTTTTAAGGATATGTCACCTCCCACCAAAGAGCTAATGAAACTGGTGCTGGAAGGCAGGATTGCCCATGGTGGCAATGCTCCACTGCGATGGATGATGGATAACATATATGTAAGAACAGATCCGGCAGGTAATGTGAAGCCGGACAAGGAAAAATCTACAGAACGTATCGACGGTGCAGTGGCCACAATAATGGCACTGGACAGAGCGATACGCAATGAAGGCAGCAGTGCTTCGGTTTATGATAACCGAGGCATTTTGTTTATATGAAGGAGTGTGATTATATGGGAGTGTTTACGGGTTTGTTTCGTTCCAGAGATAAGCCCACGAACAGAACAGCAGGCAGTGCATATAGCTTTTACTTCGGTGGTACAACCTCCGGCAAATCAGTAACTGAGCGATCAGCAATGCAGATGACGGCAGTGTACTCCTGCGTGAGAATACTGGCAGAAGCTGTGGCAGGGCTTCCTCTGCATCTATACAGATACAATGAGGAAGGCGGCAAGGAAAAAGCAATAGACCACCCGCTCTACCTGTTGCTGCATGATGAGCCAAACCCGGAGATGAGCTCTTTCGTGTTCAGGGAAACACTCATGACACACCTTCTGCTCTGGGGCAATGCATACGCCCAGATTATCCGAAACGGAAAGAACGAAGTAGTTGCCCTTTACCCGCTCATGCCCAACAAGATGAGCGTGGAGCGTGATGAGAAGGGGCAGCTCTATTACTCCTACTATCGCGGGACGGACGAAGCAATAAGGGATAAAGAACACACTGTTATTCTCAAGCCCTCAGATGTTCTGCATGTGCCTGGTCTTGGCTTTGACGGTCTCGTCGGATACAGCCCGATTGCCATGGCAAAGAACGCTATCGGCATGGCAATTGCCTGTGAAGAGTATGGAGCCAAGTTTTTTGCCAATGGTGCAGCACCCGGTGGCGTACTTGAACACCCCGGTACCATAAAGGATCCCGCTCGTGTGCGTGAAAGCTGGCAGCACACTTTCGGTGGCAGTGGCAATGCCAACAAGATAGCGGTTTTGGAGGAAGGCATGAAGTACACGCCTATCGGGATTAGTCCCGAACAGGCACAGTTCCTCGAAACCCGGAAATTTCAGATTAACGAAATTGCTCGAATTTTCCGCGTCCCGCCTCACATGGTCGGTGACTTGGAAAAGTCGAGCTTTTCTAATATAGAGCAGCAGTCATTGGAGTTCGTGAAATACACACTTGACCCTTGGGTAGTTCGCTGGGAGCAGTCGATTATGAGAGCGCTCCTGTCTCAAGAGGAAAAGCGTCGGTATTTCGTGAAATTCAATCTGGAGGGGCTGCTGCGCGGCGACTACCAGAGTCGCATGAATGGTTATGCTATAGGACGCCAAAACGGCTGGATGTCGGCAAACGATATCCGTGAGCTGGAAAACCTTGACCGGATACCGGAAGAGGATGGCGGTGACCTTTATCTTATAAATGGCAACATGCTCCCCCTTAAAAAGGCGGGAGCTTTTGCATCTACACCCAATGAAGATGGGAAGGAGGAAAAACCTGAGGATGAACAGGAAGAAGTTCTGGGAGTGGAAAAATCAGACGGACGAAGGATCAGGCGCTGAAAGAGTGCTTGAGCTGAATGGCACTATTGCCGAGGAAAGCTGGTTTGACGATGACGTTACTCCCAAGATGTTCCATGATGAGCTGTTTTCGGGAAATGGTGACATAGTCATCTGGATTAACTCTCCCGGTGGCGACTGTATTGCAGCCAGTCAGATATATTCCATGCTCATGGATTATAAAGGCAATGTCACTGTGAAGATCGACGGTATTGCAGCATCGGCAGCGTCGGTTATTGCTATGGCAGGCACCAAAGTGCTTATGGCACCCACAGCTCTAATGATGATTCATAACCCCGCGACCATGGCCTTCGGTGACCATGGCACAATGCAGCGCGTGATAGATATGCTCTCTGAGGTCAAAGAAAGCATTATCAATGCCTACGAAATCAAGACGAGCCTTTCGCGCACCAAGCTCTCGCACCTGATGGATGCAGAGACATGGATGAATGCAAACAAGGCAATCGAGCTTGGCTTTGCAGACGGCATGCTGGAGGATGCAAAGAAAACCGGGAAAACCGAAGCCTATTCCTTTTCCAGAGCAGAGGTTAACAAAGCTCTGATCAATAAAATAGCGGTCAAAGAAGAAAAGACCGCAGAGCCCACAGGCCGATCCGTAGATAGTCTTATGGATCGGCTTAATCTTTTGAAATTCTAAGGAGGATTAAGTATATGACTATTTCTGAACTTCGTGAAAAGCGTGCAAAGGCATGGGAAGCTGCAAAGAACTTTCTCGAATCCCACCGCAACGACAAGGGTATCCTCAATGCAGAGGACGATGCCACCTATACTCGCATGGAGAATGAGATCACTGATCTCGGCAAGGAAATTGCCCGCCTTGAGAGACAGGAGGCTCTGGACAATGAGCTGAATAAGCCCGTGAACACTCCTCTTACCTCCAAGCCCATGAACGGCGAAAAGAAGGAAGAGAAGACTGGCCGTGCCTCTGATACCTATCAGAAGAACTTCTGGAACGTTATGCGTTCCAAGGCACCTATGCCTGAAGTCATCAACGCTCTGCAGATTGGTGACGATGCAGAGGGCGGTTACCTTGTACCCGATGAGTATGAGCATACCCTCATCGAAGCACTGGAGGAAGAGAATGTCTTCCGCAAGCTGGCTCACACCATCCGCACTGACAGTGGTGAGCGCAAGATCCCCGTAGTAGCATCCAAGGGCACTGCCAACTGGATCGACGAAGAAGGCCCCTACGAAGACAGCGACGACAGCTTTTCCCAGATCACCATTGGCGCTCACAAGCTGGGCACTACCATCAAGATTTCTGAGGAACTGCTCCGCGACTCCGTTTTTGATATGGAGGCATACATTTCCCGTGAGTTTGCCCGTCGTATCGGCGCACGTGAGGAAGAGTCCTTCTTCACCGGTGACGGCAATGGCAAGCCTCTCGGCATTCTGGCTGAAGCAGGCGGTGCAGAGATCGGTGTAACCGCAGCATCTGCTACTGCGATTACTGCGGATGAGCTTATCGACCTGTTCTACTCTCTGAAGGCACCTTACCGCAAGAGAGCTGTGTGGGTCATGAATGACTCCACCATTAAGGCTGTTCGCAAGCTCAAGGACAAGAACGACCAGTACCTGTGGCAGGCAGCTCTTACTGCCGGTACTCCCAATACCCTGCTGGGTAGACCCGTATACACCTCCGCGTACATGCCTGCGGTAGCAGCCGGTAATAAGTCCATCGCCTTCGGTGACTTCAAGTACTACTGGATTGCTGATCGTCAGGGTCGCACTTTCAAGCGCCTCAACGAGCTGTACGCCAAGAATGGTCAGGTAGGCTTCATTGGCTCCCAGCGCGTCGACGGCAAGCTGGTACTCCCCGAAGCTGTTAAGGTACTCGTTCAGAAGACTGCTTAAGGCAGTCATTTTTTATGGGACTCAGGCCATAAACCTGAGTCCCATGTTAAGGATGTGAAGCTATGCTGATTACATTGGATGAGGCAAAAGGATATCTCAGGGTAGACTTTTCTGACGATGACAGTCTGATCAACCAGTTCCTTGAAACAGCGGAAAAACTGTGCGCAGATACGCTGCGTAAGAGCATCGAAGAGTCAACAGCTGCACGAACAGCAATCTTGTATGCAGTGGCCTATCTATACGAGCATCGTGAGAATGCAGATATGAATGCGCTGACTAAATCTCTGAGATATATCCTTGCCACTGAACGGGAGGCGGCGTTCTGATGGTTATAAGTCTTCTGAATATCCGGATCACGCTGCAGCAGAATACGATTGTTGTTGATGAAATCGGCAACAGGAAGAATGAGTGGGTGGATTTCTACTCATGTTACGCCACTGGCAGCGGGGAAAACGGTAGTCTAAAAGGCGTTGAGGAAGAAACAGCTGGCATGGTCACCGTTCATCCCAGCATTGATTTCACCGTTCGCTGGTGCAAGGCGCTTTCAGACATCACTACGGATGGATACCGTATCATGTTTGAGGGTGAACCTTACAACATAATCGGCATTGACCATATGAACTTCAAGCGGAAATCGCTAAAGTTCAGGTGCCAGAAAGAGGCTCGGTGAATGTCAAACAGAGTGAAGATTGGCAACCTCGCTGCAACCGTAATGAAGCAGCTGGACGAATACTCCGGCCTTTGCTCCGCGAACATGAAGGAAGCGGTAAAGAAGACAGCAAAGACTGTGAAGCAGGATATATCTGCCAATGCCCCGGAACGGTACGGCCATTATAAGAAAAGCTGGGCTACAAAAAATGTTCTGGAGTCGCAGACAAAGCTTGAAATTACAGTTCATTCCAGAAACCGGTATCAGCTGGCACATCTTCTGGAATTTGGTCATGCACTCAGAAACGGTGGCCGTTCAAAAGCCTTCCCTCATATAGCACCGGCAGAAGAGCGTGGTGTGAAAATGCTTGAGACCGAAATAGAAAGGAGCTTGCGCGGTGAATAAGCTGCTCCAAATATTAAAGGCCATAGGCATTGTGTTCGCCTATGACCATTTCGCTGAAGGAGAAGCGCCCGCTCCTCCTTTTGTATGCTACATCTTGCCAAGCGCAGACAACTTCGCGGCAGACGGAAAAGCATACTTCAAAAAGAACAATGTCCATATAGAGCTCTATACGGATAAAAAAGATTTGTCGTCTGAACAGCAGGTGGAGGCCGTGCTGGATCAGTACGACATTTTTTATGACAAAGCAGAAGTATGGATCGAAAGCGAAAAGCTATACAAAACCATATATTCATTTCAAATGGAGGTTTAACAATGCCCGAAAATAAAGTTCAGTTCAACCTGAAGAACGTGCATTACGCGGTGCTTACTGAGACCATTACAGAGGAAGCTGTCACGTATTCATGGGCAACCCCTGTCCATGTACCCGGTGCAGTTAATCTCTCACTGGAAGCACAGGGTGAGATTACCCCGTTCTACGCAGACGGTATTGTCTACTACCAGACTGTTGCAAACAACGGTTATTCCGGTGACCTCGAGATGGCACGTTTCATTGACAAGATGATGAAGGATATCTGGGGCTGGATCGAAGGAGCTACTTCTAAAGTGCTTACTGAAAATGCCAGCAAGGAGCCTAAGTCCTTTGCGCTGCTGTTTCAGATCGACGGTGATAGTGGCAACGACTGTTATGTCATGTATAACTGCTCTGGCACAAGACCGGCTATCTCATCCACTACCAACACCGAGACCAAGGAGCCTGTAACCCAGAGCAGCACCATTTCTGCTGTGCCGCTGGAGGATGGCACTGTATTTGCAAGAACCACTGCCGAAACACCCGCAGATGTTAGGAACGGCTGGTTTAAGTCCGTATTCCGTGAAAGCCAGACTGCAGCAGAGTAAACGGAGGTAAGCCAATATGGAAAGAACAGTAAATGTTGGCGGTAAAGAGGTAAAGATGAGAGCCTCGGCTCTCATCCCTCGCCTTTATCGCTTTAAGTTCGGAAGAGACATGATCGCAGACATGAGGCAGCTGCAGAAGGCATATCTGAAAGCTGTTTCTCTTCCCAAGGATGCCACTGAGGAAGAGCGTCAGGATGCACAGCTTAGCATCCTAGACCTCACCATATTTGAAAACACCGCATGGCTTATGATCAAGCATGCAAACGAGGATGTCCCCGACACTCCTGATGCGTGGCTTGATACCATCGACGGTGTTTTTTCTATATATGAGATTATGCCCACAATCTTGGAGCTGTGGAATGCCAATCAGGTGACCACTTCTGTTCCGAGAAAAAAGTAAGGGCGACAACGAGAGAGCCAAACGGGGCCACGTTCATG